ATGTAGCTTTTTGTTTTTCGCAATTGTCGGTTTTTTTTATTAAATTTAGTTTTTTATTAGAGGCTATTTTCTCTGTTTCTTCTCTAACTTCTTTTATCGTCATGTAAGTTTCTTTTGTCATTATAATTCGACCTACTGGAATATCTTGATTTAAGAGGCTACAAATATAGTTCAGCCAATCAAGAAATTTTTTCAGCCGGAGGTTTGTACTTCAAAAAATGTGATGAATGTCACATGCAGGTGCTCTCATACACCTGCATGTAGACTATTAATCATTCAATAATCTATATTTTCTTTTGATTAAATCTTCACCTTTTTTGGTGAACACAAAACCAAATTGCGATTTTTTGTTCAGCCGAAGGACTCTGTTATCCAACGCATCTGTTGATGGAATCAATGTTTGATCATCTATCCAATTAAGCAGCGTAAGAAAGTTCAGCAGCCTCAACGTTGTTGTGCGAAGCTCTTTCGATATATTTTCAATGCTGGCAATTCGTCTTTCTTTTTTCTCAGGTGGCACAGATAATTGTTCTTGAGATTTCGTGGATAGATAATCAATTTCGTTTGCTGCATCGAATGATATGTGAGGCGTAATTTTGCTAAAAAAGCCTTTCGCTGACTCACTTGATAATAAACCAGACCTATTCATATCGTTTGTTATTCTGTACAGGAGTGGACTGTGTTTCATTTCAGGATAACGTTGATAAAAGTTAAGCAATTCAAAAGCAGCATTAGCACCAACAAGAAAATCAGAAGGATCGCTGACTTTCCAGAAAGAATGATTTTTCTTAGCGCCAGTGGTGTCAACAAATGATAATTCTTTTAACCAACTCATGATGTGCTCCTTTCTAACAAGTGAGCACATCATAGAATTAGTAGATAGGGGGTAAATATGAAATGTTACGGCAACCTGCTCAGTATTTCCTCTAGATCTTTTTTTGTCATATTGGAGTTTTCATAGATGCGCATGATTTTCTCACGCGTCTTAGCGGAAACCCCAACGGCAGATGTGACTTTGTCAAATTCAGCCATAGTCATCGTCTCTAGAATGGCATTGATAACTTCAGCCTTAGACATCTTGATTTTTTTCTCTTTGAGTTTTATTTGGAATTTTCCAAGTTTTTCATTGGCCTTATCAGACAATGCCACTTGGCAATAAGTTGTTTTCTTTTCGCTCATAACTAATCTCGTTTCAGAACTCCAAAATCGAATGCGCCATCAATTGGCAATACACCTTCTGCAAAGCCAGGTGTAGTGTCGATGATGTGTTTTCGCTCATAAGAGTGAGACAACAGGTATTTGTTGCTAATGTCAATGAAATCAGTGATAAAACACACGTTTGCCTGATTCTTCTTGGCTCGTAAGCCACGACCGACACGTTGTCTCATTTCAACTTCTGCTTTCCCGCCACCAGCAAGAATGACCGCACCAACGCTTGGCACATCAACACCGACATCCAGAATAGTCGAGCCTATTAAAACATCTATTTCACCAGACGCTAAACTGTTCAGCTTTGCTTGCCTTGTCGCCTGGTTCGATTCCCCATAGATGAAGTCAACTCTAAGACCGGACTCCTTCATCATCTCCATCAGGATTTGCCCGTGGCGTTTAAGACGAACCAGAGTCATGCAGTTGAGAGAGTGTTGCTTATAGAGCAATGCTTCGCGCACAATGGCCTCGTTACGTCCCAAATTATACACGATCCCCAACTGATAAGCCTTTTGGTAGGCAGTGCTCATACCTACTCTAAAATTGAGGTGTTTGTTAGCAAGTTCTGCCTTGATTCTGACCTCGTCCGGTTTGTAGGCAACTTTATGATAAAGGAAGTATGGCTTTGCCAGAATGCCTCTATCAATCAGGTACTTTTCCGTGACTTTTATTTCAATTCGCCCGGCTACAGCCATCAGACGCATGTTGGCTTCCGTAGAATCCTTCATGAACGGCGTTGCCGTAAGCGCCAGGCGATAGTCTGCGTTCGCACATAATCTGGCAATGTCATAGAAATTAGAGCCTGAAGACTCATGCGCCTCTTCCAGAATAAGAAGAGAGACACTTGAAAGGAAGCGTTTCACCAACTCCCGACGTTTGAGGTGGTAGCTTTTCTTATCTGGAGTTGCATCGCGTGGTGGTTCTTCAAGGAAACTTGCAAGAGTTTGAACTGTAGCGACGTTGATATGTCGTGATACCTGGAACTCACCCGAGCCAATTACTCCAACCTTTTGGTCTTTTAACCACGGTTCGCCATTTTCGGCGCGGTAGTCGATGGATCTCTGGAAGTTTTCGGCCATCTGAAACATCAGAACAGAGCGGGTTGTTAAAAATAATGTCATTCGACCGATACGTGCAGCTGCTTTGCAGGCAACATTAGATTTCCCGCCACCAGTAGCGATCTGCGCAATCATCATTCCCTCTCGAACCAGTGTTTCCACAGTCTGATCCTGATACGCATAATCAGGATTGTATGGGAATGGGTTAACCGCCGGATTTGGTTTACCAAGCGCCGGGGCTTTGTCTTTGCGGATATGAACACATTTGATGCCCGCCTTGTTCAAGTTCGCCGCTACAGGCTTGGCAAAGCCAGCAGGGAACGAGTTTTTACTCCAGTTGAACATCGTGCTTGTGCCCTTCCAGTCGCCAGTCTCGACTTCGTAGCTCAACATTTGCTGCACCAGTTGCTTTACCTTGTCATCTGCGCCAGAAATAAGCGCATTTACTGCGTTAGATACAATCCGAACAGTCATAAACCTCTTTCCTTAGTGCCTTTTGTATGTTATTTGGCTATTATAATAAGTAAGTAATTACTTAGTAGATTGTAGCAATAAAATGGATGTAAAAATCACGATTTTGCAGGTTGATGTTGCCAACCTTCGCCCGAATACCTGGAACACCAATTCGGTTGGTGCGCAGAATTTTGAAAAACTGAAAGGTTCTATCGAAAAATTGGGCTTTTTTAAGCCAATTTTGGCTCGTGAACTTGAAGATGGATTTTTTGAAATCCTCGGCGGCGAACATCGCTGGCGTGCTGCTATTGAGCAAGGAATTTCAACGGTTCCGGTGCTTTCTGTGGGCAAAATTAGCGATGTCGTAGCTAAACAGATGTCACTGGTGGACAACGAGCGATACGGTGAAGACGACCAAATCGCATTGCAACGCTTCATTGAAGAAATTCAGTCAGAACTTGACTATCAACTGTCTGAAATCGCCCCGTATGACGACGAAATCTCGATGGTTTTAGCAAAAGAGGCGGCAATCGACCTTGAAGCACTGGAGGCGTTGTCTCGTGGTAGTGATGAGCCTGTCGATACCGACAAACGAGAGAAAACCGAACGTGTGGGGGCGGAACATCAGACCATGCGCTTCAAAGTAACTTTCGATGCGTCAGATCGTGTTGCAGAAACCATAAAAAACATCATCAAAGAGCAGGCTATTAACACCGGTAATGAAATGGAGAACGCTGGTGAGGCTCTGGTGTGGCTGGTCGACTACTACAAGGAGCGTATGTAATGACCAAAAAGTTTGAAATCGTATATCGCGACCCGGCAGATCTTATTCCCTATGAGATGAATGCCAAAAAGCATGATGAACAGCAGATCCGAGATCTGGCCGCAGCCATTAAAAAGCGCGGATTTGACCAGCCAATTACGGTCGATAAGAACGACGTAATTATTACTGGCCACGGCCGCCGTGAGGCTGCAATTTTTGCTGGACTTGAGCGCGTACCGGTTATTGTTCGCGATGATCTCAGTGATGACGAGGTTCGTGCGAAGCGCCTTGAAGATAACCGACTTGCCAGCATTGATTACGATGCAATTAAGCTACAGAAAGAGCTTGAGTCGCTTGTTCTGGACGATATCGAGGTTTTCGGCTTTGAAGAGCGTGAGTTGAATGTTCTCGTTGGCAGTATGACAGAAGAAATGGACACCGACTCGCTAGTTATCGATCTTGGCGAAGAAACTAAACGACAGAAGGATGAACACACCGAGATCAGTCGTGAAGTTGCAGCGGAAGAAGTACGTGTTGTCGACGTATTGGGCTTTAAAACGCTCCCTGCTGGCTCTGCCATTGTTGTTGGTGATTTGCTTGCCCATATGGAAGAAATGACGGGAGAAAGCGGGGTAGACGCATTTGTGGCATATGCGGAGAAGATCTCTTCCGGGGAGATGGCTGCATGAGCAAATACATCATCAACGTATCGTTTCAGACACGCGTAAATAAAACCACGCGCACGTTGGAAATCGCTGAGTCGTTTGGGCTTGGCCTGGACGAAAAAGAGTGGACGCTTTACGACAATCTGGAGCTGGAAGTGAAGCAGGGCGATGTGGTGTACATCACCGGCCAATCCGGTTCCGGCAAATCCGTTGTGCTGCGCGAGTTACAACGACAGATGAAGGATGAAGGGCTGTCTGTAGCCTCCATCGATGATTTTACCTTCGATAATGAGGTTAACGTCATCGATCAGTTGGGCAAAACGACCAGCGATGCGCTTGGGTTGTTATCTATGGCTGGTCTGAACGATGCATATCTGTTTGTTCGCAAGCCTTCTGAAATGTCAGACGGTCAGAAATATCGTCTCAAGATTGCCAAACTGATTGAGTCAGGCGCTAAAGTGTGGGCTGCTGACGAGTTCGGTGCTGTTCTCGACCGTGTAACCGCTCAGGTTGTGGCATCTAATCTCCAGCGTGCCGCTCGAAAGGTTGGTGCGACGGTAATGGTGGCGACGACTCACGAAGACCTGAAGAACGCGCTGCGCCCGGATATGCAGATCACCAAGCACTACAAAGAACGCGTGAAGGTGGAATATCACAATGGTAGTCATGATGAGGTCTATTCATGACGGACATCATCATTAAACGCTACCGCCCTGAAGAGTTTCCGCGTCATCTGGACTTTCTGGAGCGAATGACTGTTACAAAGGGAACTGTAGAGGACTGGCACGCTCTTAAGTCGCTTCACTACAAAACAGACGGCAAACCTTTCGCGCCAACTTACTATCGCTGCGAACTTGATGACCGTCTGGTGGGCGTCGTGGTTATGGCTTACCCGAAACTACTGTTGGCACCTCGCCACCGCATGTTTCCTAAGTTGAAACCAACCACTAATACCACCGTGGCTAACCAGTACTGGGGTCGGTACGTGAATAACAACTTTGCGGTGATTAGTCGCTCAGTTGTGGATACTCAGTATCGTGGCGTAGGCGTCTCTTATCGAATGATTAACCTGGTTAGCAGGATGCATGACCGGCCAATCATTGAGATCCAGTCCTCGATGAGCAAATACAATCCCTTCGCCATGAAAGCAGGGTTTAAGTTCATCCGCCCTGAGCGACCGAAGAGCTATGAAAGTGCACTGCGTGTTTTCCAGCGTCATTTTCGTTCCGACCCGGGTGATAACGAGGCGATCGTCAAAGAGTTGTTCGCAATGAGCGAGTCACGTCGTCGCCGTGCACTGCGTGATCTGGTGGCGGACTACCACAAGAACAGTTCCCTGGCAAAAGCTGGGCGGAATCGCGGCACGACGATTCAGGACATTGCCGACAGTCTGGTGGACGAGGCCAGTATTGTGAAGCTGCTCAAGGACATTCACAACCTGAGCTTTACGTCTCCGTTGTATGGTGTGTATCGAAACCCTGACTTTGGTCGTCGACTGCCTGACACGCTGCCACTGCTGGCATTCGACAAACAACCTTTGGATAAACCGTTAGAAATTGCTTTACCGGCATAAGGATTTGCCATGACGTTAACCGACAAACAAAAGGACATCATCAAAACGCTCAATCTCGGTTATGAGCGAGGTCATCTACTTGATCTGGACGAATTGCTTGAAGTTTTGCCGTACAAGACAACAAAGCAAAGTATCCAGTTCTCAATTCGCGCTCTGATAAAAAAGGGGCTGGTGGAGAAAGGGCATACGCGCCAACGCAGTGACAATCGCTATCACCGCCGGACTCTTGGGTTAACCACTTTAGGTCGAGCCAAAGCGAAGTTACTGGTGATGTAATCGGTCTGGGACGTTATTTAAAGACCTGCTTCTGTATATATAAATAATAAGTAACTTATTAAATATATACGGAAGCAGGCTTAGTAAGACATGCCCAGACCTAATTAGACACACCAGAAAACAAGTTGGTTAGCAGATGCAGTAAACAAGTTGTTTTAGAGCGCATGGACGCGCTCTGTGTGTTTTAGAGGGATCTATGACTGTCGAAAAAGACGAGGTAAAAACTCGCCTGACACCAGCGGAGTGGGCCGAAGCTGAAGCCAAATGGACGTCAGGCGAATATACACTCTCAAAGCTGGAGGAAGAGTACGGCATTCGTCGTGAAACACTCTCCAGACATTTCAAAAAGCGAGGATTAGAGAAAGGCGCGGACTCTGTTGGGAAGATGGTTCGTGAGTCTCTTAAATCTGACGCAGAGCTTCGCGCTAAAGCCCGTGCGGAAAAGATAGAAGAACGTCGTACACGTTATGACGGCTGGGCGTATGCGTTGGGGCAGATGGTGATGGTCGAAGTCACTACGGCCAAACGTGAGGGTAAGCCTTTAGGGGCGATTGAGGGTTCTCTCAAGAGCTTACAGAGAGCCAGTAATACCCTTGCAAAATGCTTTGAAGTTTCGTCCAAAGCATTGGGCATGGATCATGCGGAAAATGACGAGGAAGAAATTCCTAACCTGGTATTTGGTGAGCTTACGCCTTCCCAGGTGGCGAAATTACGTCAGGAAGACGACGAGCCTGAAATCATCGATGACGAATTGCTTGAGACGTTGGAAGAAGAAGCTCTAAGCGAATTTGATGCGACAGATGATGGAAGTGAAGGGGAGGACGAATAATGGCAATCCCGTCCTCGCTCAGTCTTGTGCAACTGCATTCTGGACAGATGAAAGTCTTCCAGTCTCCGCATCGATTTAAAGTTGTTTGTGCTGGTCGACGCTGGGGAAAATCCCGGTTGTCGATCTCCACTATTATTCGTGCGGCGGCAAAGGAAAAAAAGCAAAGGGTCTGGTATGTCGCTCCTACTTACCAGATGGCTCGCCAGATTTTGTGGGACGATCTACAGGAAGTTCTGCCCCGTAAGTGGGTTAGGAAAAAGAACGACACCACGATGACAATCGTGTTGAAGAACGGTTCGGAGATCGCCCTCAAAGGTGCTGATAAACCTGACACTCTGCGCGGCGTAGCGTTGCATTTTGTAGTGCTTGATGAATTTCAGGATATGAAGGCTGACACCTGGTACAAGGTGTTACGACCTACTCTTTCATCGACACGCGGCGGTGCACTGATTATTGGTACGCCAAAAGGCTTCTCGGAATTTCACAAACTGTGGACTATAGGCCAGAACGTAGAGCTGCAAAGAAAGGGACAGTGGAAGAGCTGGCAGTTTGTAACTGCTGATTCGCCGTTTGTGCCTACGGCGGAAATTGAAGCTGCTAAGAACGATATGGACCCTAAATCGTTCGCTCAGGAGTACCTGGCCAGCTTTGAAAATATGTCCGGGCGCGTTTACTACCCGTTCGATCGAAACGTGCATGTTAAACCGCTTCAGTTCAACCCTCGGTTGCCTATATGGGTAGGACAGGACTTCAACATTGACCCGATGTCTTCCGTAATTTTGCAACCTCAGCCAAATGGTGAGCTATGGGCAATTGATGAATTGGTGCTCTTTTCCTCTAACACGGCAGAGGTTTGTGATGAGCTTGAGAGGCGCTTCTGGCGCTGGAAATCACAGATAACGGTATTTCCAGATCCGGCAGGTGCTTATCGCCAACATGCTCGCGGGGAGTCTGACGTAGACATATTCAAAGAGAAGGGATTCTTACGTGTCGATTATTCGAAAAAGCACCCGCCAATTGCGGATCGTGTTAATGCTGTTAACCGAATGCTGATGACCGCATCTGGAGATATCCGGCTGTATATCGATCCGAAGTGCAAGCATTTGATTGATTCACTGGAAAAGGTCATCTACAAGCCTGGAACACGAGATATGGATAAGACAGGTGGCATTGAGCATAGTGCAGACGCATTGGGCTATCCAGTACATCGTAGGTATCCAGTCAAAAACCGTGTTATTCTTGGTGGTTCTCGATAGGTAAGTAATTATCTAAGGTTATTCAAATGGAATTGAACGACAAACAAATTAAGGATCTGGTGGCGCGACGCCACCCGGAATACGAAAAGAAAAAAGAACATTGGGACTTCCTCGCCAGCACTTACGCTGGCGGGCGTGGTTGGTTTACAGACAATATCTTTCGTTACTTTAAAGAGGGAGATCAGGAGTTTAAGGAGCGAGTTGAACGTGCTTATCGCTTCAACCACACTCGTGAGGTGGTAAACCTCATCAACAAATATCTCTTTAAAGAAGACATTCATAGAAATATCGAAGAGGCACCAGAGCAGATCCGCAATTTCTGGAAACGTGCGACCCGCCAGAATGCCTCTATTGACTCATTTATGGCCGCTATTGATTTGCAGTCGTCTATTTACGGTCGCATATGGGTTGTTGTCGATAGCACGATGAGTGGTGATGTTGAGTCAGTAGCTGACGAGAAAAAGAAAGATGCTCGCGCCTACGCCTACTGGATTTCACCTCAGCAAATGCTGGATGTGGCATGGGACGACGACGGGAATATGTTGTGGGCGTTAATTGTGGAAGTCGCTCGTGATGACGCAGATCCTTTTACTTCTACAGGTCAGGAATACCAACGTTATCGTCTGTGGACACAAAACGAGTGGTATCTGTTCCGTGAGGAAGTGAAGAAAGGCGCTGGTGGAGCGGGTCGCCGTCAGGCAAAAGTTATTTTAGAGGATAGCGGTGCGCATAATCTCGGCGTAGTTCCTGTGTTTCCTGTTGATTGTATTGGAGAAAGTGAATCACCGTATTTCAGCCCATCGTTGATCGATGATATCGCTTATCTTGATCGTGCGGTTGCAAACTATCTGTCAAACCTTGATGCCATTATTCAGGATCAGACATTTAGCCAGTTGGCTATACCGGTACAGTCGCTTTTACCTGGTGATGAAAACCACACTAAAGTGCTTGAAATGGGCACAAAGCGAGTCTTCACCTACGATTCTGAAGGTGGAAACCAGCCGTTTTATCTGTCACCAGACCCGAAACAAGCTCAGATGATCATCACTACGATTAAGACGGTGATTAACGAAATCTACCATTCAGTTGGTGTAGCTGGTGAGCGAACGAAGCAGGACAACGCACAGGGAATCGATAACTCATCTGGTGCCGCAAAAATGTATGACTTCCAGCGTGTAAATAGCTTGCTTGTCACAAAAGCAGAGCGTCTGGAAAGGGCTGAACGCCAAATCATGCTACTGGTTGCGAAATGGATGGGGGTAGATCTGGACGAAGACCACTCTTTAATTGCGTATCCAGAAAGTTTCGATATTCGTGGCCTTACAGATGAATTTTCTGTTGCCGAGAAACTGTCGTTACTTCAGGCACCGGACTCTGTACGTCGTCACCAGATGGAAATGCTGATTGAGAAGATTTTCCCGAACATCACTGAGGCGATGAAAAAGGAATTTGATAAAGATCTCTTGAATTTTCCGCCAAAAAATGATCTAAACACCCTTGAAAATAAGTCGGTACTTACTTATGATCGTGGTGCAGCCCAAGAAAGCGGGCAAGATCAACCCCGAGGGAATGGGGACTCATCTACTCAAGAGAACGAGTGATAAGTAACAAAAGGAATTTTTATGAATCTGTGGCAAATGCTTTTGGCCAGTCGTGGTCTGATGGGTGTCGCTGAAGCGCATGAGCGTGGAGGCGCTGGCGGTGTAGCTGCTGATAATGAGCAGAGTACACAAGATCCTGACAAACAGGGTGAACAAAAAGAGCAGCCGAAGGGTGATGACGAATACGCTGGCATGACTCATGAAGAGTTACTGGCCGAACTTCGTAAAACCAAGAAAGCTGGTGCTGAACTGCTGAAAGAGAACATGAAGCGCAAAGAGAAAGAGCGCACATTGGCCGATCAGCTTGCTCAGTACGGTGATATCGACCCGGCGCGTGCTCGCCAGCTTTTAGAAGCTGAACAGGCCGCAGAAAATGCACGTCGTGAGGCGGAGCAAGCTGAACTGGAGCGTCGTGGTGAGTTCGATGCTGTTAAAAAACAGATGATCGAAGCACACCAGGCAGAGCTGGCACAGCGTGACGAACGTTATACAGCACTGGAAAGTGAAAACGCATCACTGAAATCTCAATTAGTCGAGATGACCGTGGGCGCTTCCTTCAGTAACTCTCTCTTCCTACGTGACAAAGTTCTGATGACTCCGGCAAAAGCCCGCGTGATCTACGGTTCTCATTTTGAAGTGGGTGAAGACGGTAGCGTAGTGGGTTATGACAAACCGGCAGGTCATAAAGAACGAGCTGTTCTGGTTGACGGTGAAGGTAAGCCGTTGCCGTTTGAATCCGCGATTGAACGCATTGTGCGGGCAGATCCGGAAGCTGACGCATTGATGCGTAGCGAAGCCAAGCAGGGTGTAGGCTCACATTCCAAATCGACCTACACAATATCCCAACCGAAGAACAAGTCGACTATGGATAAGTTGGCCTCCGGTCTGGGGAAAATTGGACTTAAGTAACATCTAAATCAAAGGGAATTGATAGATGCCATTACTGCGTGAAGAAGCTGAAAAGCTGTCTAACAACGAACTTGAACAGGGTGTGATCGAAACTATCATCGATCGCGATGACCTGTTTGCCATCCTGCCTTTTATGAAAATTAATTCAAAGGCATATCTGTACAACCGTGAAAAAACGCTGAGCGAAGCTACTTTCATTGATGTGAACGACACCATCACCGAAGGTGCAGCAACCTTCGAAGAGAAAGTTGCGAAGCTGCGCATTCTGGCTGGCGACGTTGACGTCGACAAATTCCTGGCTACCACTATGGCTGATACCAACAACCAGCTGGCTATCCAGGTTCGTCAGAAAGTCAAAGGTCTGGCTCGTGCCTTCCGTCGCAATCTGATTGTTGGCGACTCCACCACTAACAACAAAGCCTTCGACGGTATTCCGAAGCTGATGCATGACGATCAGAAGATCGACATCTCCGGCGCATCCATGACTTTCTCTATGTTCGACGAACTGATCGACGCAGTTAAAGATCTGGGCGCAGACTGCATCATGATGCGTTCTGAGCATCTTCGCGCATATCGTGCGCTGCTGCGAACTGTAAACGTAGGCCCGTCCGAAATCATGATGGAAAACTTCGGTCGACCAATGCTGTGCCATAACGGCGTTCCGTTTATCGTAAACGACTTCATTCCGGTTGTGGACTCCACCAAAGCGGATATCTACTGTCTGCACCTTTCTGAAGAGAACGGCGTTACTGGTCTGTATGGCGGCGACAACGCAGGTATCGTTGTTGAAAACATTGGTACTGTACAGAACAAAGACGCAGTACGTACCCGTGTGAAGTGGTACTGCTCTCTGGCGAATAAGCACGATAAGGCTATCGCTGCACTGACCAATGTAAAAATTTAATCAGTGTGGTAGATAGGTAATTATCTATGTTAAAGGGTGGGCTATACGCCCACCCTTTTTGTAGGAGCGAGAAATGCCAGAACAAAAGATGAAGATTACGGAAGAGGCATTTTCGGATTTTACGGGGCATATGTGCCGTGCCGGATTTACCAATTCTATCTCCAACGAACCTTTAACCGATCGACAGCAGAGTCAGCTATCTGCTTGTTTACAGGCGATTCCTTTCTTCCAAACCGTAAATATCACCCCGGTATCGCCGTCAATTATGGTTGGGGAAACGGTTCAATTAAGTGCAGGTATCACAATGAGCAAGAGTGTTAGTTCGTTTACTTGGGAATCAGACAATGATCGAATTGCAACAGTAAACGACAGTGGGCTGGTGACAGGTGTGAATCCAGGGAAAGTAAATATTACTGCCACCGATCGGGAAACCCAGCTTTCAGCATCAGTGGAAGTTACGGTGAACCCAATTGCCGTTCAATCCGTAACTTTAACGCCGAACTCAACGAGTGTTGAGAAGGGTAATACGGTCAATCTGACAGCAAATATTCAACCGTCTAATGCGACTAATAAGGCAGTTACATGGACTTCCAAAAATGAGGACAAGGCAACGGTAGACCAGAGTGGAAACGTTACTGGTGTTGAGGTTGGGACTGCCATAATCGAGGTTACTACAGAAGATGGCGGCAAAAAGGCAACCGCAACGGTGGAAGTAACATCGCCTGTTGTGTCTGTTACTGGTGTCGAGATTGAACCAAGCAGCACGACAGTTGAAGAAAACAGCACTGTTCAGTTGACCGCAAATGTAGAACCGGCAGGAGCCACAAATAAAACCGTTACTTGGGAATCCAAAAATACCGAGTTTGCAACGGTGGACAGCGAAACCGGTGTTGTAACTGGTGTTGCGGCTGGCACTGCCACAATCGAGGTTACTACCCAAGATGGTAGCCACAAAGCGACAGCTACTGTAGAAGTTACTGCCGCACAGGAATAATCAATATTGGGCGGCTTTCGCCGCCCAATATAGAGAGAAAGCGTTATGAAACCAGCAAAAATTGTTTTATTAGAACCGCAATTTTCCGGTTATTCGGGAGTACTGTGTGGCGTTCAGTTCGAGAACGGGGTGTCCGTATCTGAGTTGCCTTTTATCGATCAGCAGAGGATTTGTGCCTCAATGCGAGCGTCAACAGTAGAGGGCAAAAATGTTTCTCCGTCAGCCGCATACAGTGACCGTGGTGAATTGACAGTAGACATGATCACCGAGCCAGCAGCGCCTGACATTGTGCCAATGAAACGTGGGACGCCAGATGAACCGGCCAAACAGATCCAGACTTTCACACGAGAAGAGTTGGAGTCAATTGCAGACAATGAAGGCATTGCTGGTCTACGTGTGATTGGTAATCAGGTGGGTGTTAAAGCGAAAGGAATCGTCGAGATGATTGAAGGCATCCTGAAAGCACAAGGCGGTGATTAATGGCGCAGATCGACTCGTATCGTAGCGGTGAAGCTGTTTCTCTTTCATTTGCCTTCAACGTGCTGGATATCGAATCAGCTACCTACACAGTAAAGGACAGCACCGGGGCTATTCTCGTTGATGGTGAGTCGCTAGAAATTACCAGCGGGCAAATGTCGATTCCGGTTGTAGTGTCGGCTAAATATAATCGACTCTCTGAGAAAGAACGCGATCTGCGATACGTCATTGTGAAGGCTGTTGCATCAGGACTGACGCATGAAGAGCGACAAATGTATGTTCTGCTAAATAGTTTTGAACTGTCGATACCAGAACAGTCGTTTGCAACTGTCGCTGATGCTCAAATGCAGGCGATCGATATGCTGAATGGGGACACTTTGCTGTCGGATGGTGAAGGTTTAATGCGCAAGCGTCTCATTGAGGCTACCAGACGAATTAAAACTTTACCGTTCTCAATCCGCAAAATTCTACGTATCGACTTTGACCGATACGATCGTCCTCAAAATATGCTGAATGTGTATGACATTCCGTGGGGAGCAGATGGAGCATACCGGCATGATTTAGTTGATTGGGAAAAGATGACGCAGGAGAAGTTTGAAGAGTTCCCTGACTACTTCAAAGAAGCGTTGATGCTCGCCGTTGTCAACGAAGCGTGTGAGATCGCAAATGGCAATGATGTAGCCGCAGCACGAGAGGATGGCATTTTGTCAGAGTCCATCGGTGAAACAACCAACATGTACCGTACCGGTAAAGCTGCAAACGTGCATGTGGCTCGCAGTACCTGGCGCTTGCTGGTCAGTTACATCAACAACCGTATGATTGTTCGCCGTGCGTAACGCCAGTCGCATTATTTACTTTTGGTCTAAAGGGTTTTTGGCCAGTAATGAGAGCGACCGACAACAACAGGGAGAGAGCATGAATATTTCATGGCAAACAGAAATTGCGATCTACCGCTTTGGCGCAAAGAACGTTTACGGTGAGGCGCAATTACAATTCGTCAGGAAGACGAATGTCGGCGTGGTTAAGTTCGAACAGAGTAATGAGAAATCGTCAGTTCGTGCTGATAGCTCTGGTAGTCGTGGTAAGGCGAGTCTGGAGCTGTTTGATGCTGTGTTAGTTGTCCCTTTAGAAGCGGCTGTACAACTTGATGATGTGCTGATCCTTGAAGGTCAAAAATTAAAGGTGTCCAGTGTTCATCGCCGCTGGGGGCTACGAGGAAGACCTGGTCATCTTGAAGTGGGGGCGAATATATGGGTCTGAAATACGATGCGCATCAGTTCAAACGTGCGGGGAATAGACTCAATAACAGCCAGAAAGCATTTAAGCGATATCTTATTCGGGACATGGAAAAGCTGGCGCGTTTGGTTGAGCGTCTCAGCCGTGCAATGGCCCCGCTGGAAACCGGCTCTCTGGAGACAGCCATCTTTGCCAGGGTGATTAAAGAAGGTTATTCAGGGCTGCGCATTGAGCTTTCTGTGTCTGGAGCAAAACCACGTCAGGGGCATCCGGGCGTAGAAGTCGGTGACTATGCTAAGTACATGGAGCTGGGTAAATACCGACTCGGTTATCTTTCTCGAATGAAGAACGTGACAAACCCACCAATTGCCGGTGTTAAACCTCGTGTTGGGCCACACTTTCTGGAAAGAGCGGTGGAAATTAGCGAGAAGCAGTTCTCAGAAGCGATTCTTGAGGCTGCCAGAAAAGCAGGTTTTACGAGAGGTTAATGTGTTTATTGAAGCGTTTGCAAGTTTGATGCAGAAGGCAAAGATTGGCATGGTCGGGACTGACATTTTCTGTCACTACTTGCCTGCCAATGTGAAATCTGGCGTCCTGCTTATTAACCCAAATACCGGTATCAGCATCGATCATGAGCTACAGGGCTTTTACCACGAATCATTCACAATAATTGTGCGTGGTTCGTCAATTACTACGACGGTTGAGAAAGCCAATAAAATCATTGAGATGTTTCCAGTAGAGGAAACGGAATCTGGTGGTGTTTATTTTCGACTGGTACGACCGATGGCGATGCCAATCATTTATCCCAAAAATGATGGAGCATTAATAGAAGCAGGCATTCCTGTTGAATTTGCTGGCTATTTATTGAATTAAGTTAATCGGTAAGTATATACTTACTATTAGCGCAATGAATGCGTAGAATTAACGGAAAAAGGAGTTTTCCATCAATGTCTAATACCCATGTAAAAAACATCAAACTTGGTGCCTGTAAGGTGTCGTTTGGTGGTGTGGATTTGGGTTACACCAAAGGTGGTGTTCAGGTTGAAGTGGCGACTGAGACTCTGAAAGTCACCGTAGACCAGCTAGGACAAACAACAATATCCGAGTTGGTTCAAGGGCGTAACATCACCATCACTGCGCCTTTAGCAGAATCTGTGCTCAAAAATATGGTCGACTTGATGCCCGGCTCTTCTATGAGTGAAGAGGGGGATGTGGTGACTATTACATCAGCATATGGCGTAAACCTTATTGATGTGGCAAAAGAGTTAATCCTGACACCTCAGGATGGAACAGACTATGTGCTGATTATTCCCAAAGCCGCTACAGCAGGCAACTTCACTATGACCTACCAGTCTGATGATGTTCGAGTGTTCTCTGTAGCTTTCTCTGCATACCCTGATGATAATGGTGTTCTTGGAAAAATGGCCACGCCTAAGCCTGTTCAAAGTGTAACTATTTCACCAGCATCACCTACTGTAAATGTTGGTGAAACAGTGCAGTTGAGTGTGGGTTTTACTCCGGCTGAGGCGACTAATAAGACGGGAATTTGGTCATCTGACTCTGAACATGCGAATGTTGATCAGAGAGGTTTAGTTACAGGTGTAAGTGAGGGAACTGCAAATGTAACCTTTACGTCTGATGATGGCGCAAAAACGTCTACCGTCTCAGTCACCGTATCTGAATAAATAGAATTAATAATGAGGCTCAGGATGAGCCTCTCTTTTAAAAGGATTTAAACCAATGACCAAATTACTCGATCTCGATTCCATTCTGCCTCCGAAGAAAAGCATCAAATTTGGCGGTCAGGAATATCCCATCGTTGAAATGACGGTAGGTTTGTTCGTTTCCATCAAGCAGATGGAAGGCAAAGATCTCATGAACATGTCTCCTGTTGAGCAAGTGACAGCTTATGCAGATCTGGTTCGTAAGGTTATCCCTTCAGTACCTAACGAAGTTCTCGAAAAACTGACAGTTCCGCAACTCCAGCAGATCTTCACCTTCGCTATGGAAGTGATTGATGAAGAAAACGAAAAAGCGGCTGGCGAAGGGGCAAAGTAATTTCCCGCGATGAATCCGGGACAAGGACCGTTTCAATAGATCTCGGATTCTATTTCAGTCGTGTAGTTGCTCACTACGCTGTGTCGCCATTAGAGCTATTGAACATCCCTCTCACGATGTTCTGGATGCTCAGTCGCAATATAGACCGTCTGCGTGCGGAAGAGGATGTCCGCAACTTACAAGTCGCTCGTGCGTCCCAGGCGGATGGCGATGCTGTGAAGGCGTTCATGGAGGGTTTGCAACTCAGGATTGGAAGACCAGTCGTAACAGATAAAGTCTACGATCCAAGCCAGGATAAGGCAGACCCTGACGCCAAAGAGCAACTGATGCAAATATTTGGCAGAGGATGACAAGGGAATGTCACAAAACGTAGAGTTTATCCTGTCGCTGGAAGACAAACAGTTTACAGCGTCAATCGATCGTGCGGGGAAACTGCTTACTCGATTTGGTGAGCAGGTAACAAAGCCTGCTCAAAAAATCCAAACCTTTGAACGCTCTTTGGGTTCGGTCGCCCGTATCATTGGCGTTCTGGAAAGCAAGCTCGATTCTACGGCAGATAAACTACAGGATGTAGCTGCCGGTTTTGAGCTTGCTTCAGATGCTACGCGTAAAATGCGTGGCAACATCACCAGCCTCAATTCTGGTCTTAAAGTCCTGATTGAGCGCGTCGATACGACAACTTCTTCAGTAGATAAACTCACCGCGTCATTACGTAAAGTGCAATCAGAGCTAAATGATTTCTCTGATTGGGCGACCTATGCAAGCAAAAGCGCAAGCCGCTTTGGAACGGAGGTCAAAGAAGCCTCTGCGTCCGTGAGTGGCATGAATACGCGCCTTAATACCACGACGAAGCGACTCAGTAATTGGGGTGTCACAACGAGTCAGGCTGCCGAGGGACTGAAAAAGGTTCGTGAGCAGATGGACGAAGTTATCGGACGTCAGCAACTGATTAGCAAGCCGGTACGCGTTCGTACATCTGTAAGTGGCGATGGTGGTAGCGGGCGGCGTAGCGGCGCTTCTGGCCACAGCGGTAAAAATAACGAAGGAGGTATGTTCTCTGGCCTTCGTGGCAACATTTTCCTGCTTGGCGAGATCGGAGATGCAGCCAGAACGGTTACTGACATCATGTTTGGGTGGCAGAAGCCTATTGTTGAAGCTGCGGCCGAAATGGAACGTATGCGGGTGATGCTTCGAGGGTTGAATAAGGAGAAGTCCAACCCTGGACAGGCTGCCGCCGATGATATGAAGTACATCGTGGATATGGCTAAGAGCGCCCCATTTGCGATGGAAGCTCTAACCGATTCGTTCGTTAAATTCCGCTCAGCAGGATTAGATCCAACAGATGGCTCTTTAAAGACTCTTGTCGATTCCGTTGCTCGTTTTGGTGGGGATAGCGAACTTCTGAAGCGTGCATCCATTGCTGTTCAGCAGATGTCTGGTAAGGGTGTTGTATCGATGGAAGAGCTTCGCCAGCAATTAGGTGAGGCGATTCCGACAGCAATGAACGCAATGGCCAAGGCTGCTGGTCTGACAATGGGCGAGTTAACTAAAGCTGTAGCATCTGGAACGGTAGAAGCCAAAAACGCACTGGCACTTATGTTCAAAGAGTTGAAGATGCAGAACGAGGGGGCTGCGTCCGAAATGATGAACACTTTTACCGGTACGTTGGCGCAGATGCAGACGGCCTTTACGCTATTTGCGGATAAAGTTGGCCAAGCTGGTTATTTGTCCTCTTTAAAAGAGGGGATGAAAGAACTTACCTCTTTGATGAATAGCACAGATGGTATGTCTTTTGCTCACTCATTGGGAAGTGGATTGACAACGGCTGTGGATGGCTTGCGTGATTTGGCAATGTGGCTGATTAAAAATCAAGAACTGGTCATTGCCTTCGGCAAGGTAGTAGCTGCTATGGTGGCCTTTAAGCTACTTAAGGCTGGTATTTCTGGAGTTATAGGAACTGCCAGTCAGATGACGTCTGCTTTTGCGAATATGTCTACCACTATACAAGGGACATTTAATCTCGCTTCCACAGCCGTTAAACGATTTAATCGGGCAGCGAGCATGGGGCTATCACCTATACCATCTTTAATCTTCGCTATTCGTAATGCGTTCAGTGGATTGGTTGCGTTCATGGCCGCAAATCCGATAGGTTTTGCTTTTACCGCAGCAGTAACAGCAGTGTCATCGCTGATTTTTTACATGCAGGTACTCAGAGGAAAAATTGAGGATGTCGTAAATAAAGTCAGAGAGATACCTGAAGCAATGACGGCGGCAGATCGCGCGATGCTGGAGTCTGCAAAGCGAGAGAAAGATCGTCAGATCAGCAAGCTAGAGAAGGAGGTAACAACAGGTAAACGATCACAGGTTTCAAGAGATGGGCTGGTTTATGAAACAGATGTTGACGTTAACAGCACCAAACAACAACTTGAAAACCTAAAGAAAGAACGCGATGACATAGCTAAAACACTTGGCGAAGGCATTGAGAAGAGCGTCTATAAAAGCGTCACCAAAGGTTTAGACGATGCAATTGCCGAAGTAAACCAGAAGGCAAACGTCTCTTTGGTTGCAAATGCTAAGGAGTTGGAGCAGCTTAACAAGAAGAATGAGGAGATTGCCGGCAGAACTGACCTATCTGATCACGAGAAGAGTCAATTAAGAGCCGCGAATAACGCAAAAATCGAGCGTTTATATTCTGAGGCGGATCTTCAAAAACTCAAAGGTTATCAGGATATTCAGAAGGGTATTCTTAATGATCTTGTTAACTTAAATGAGGATTTTAAAAAGGCTACAACGGCAAATAATACTGAACAGCTCAAAGAAATTCAGGCTCGGATTGATGCTCAGATAGCTAACAAGAAATCGATAGAAGAGCAGATCGAAAATGTTACGACCAGCCTTAGTGTGAAAGCTGGTAGCGGTCTTAAGTCAATTAATGGCGGTAAAATTGGTGAGTTTTCAAGCACACCAGTTGATGCTAATTCCAAAACTATGACTGGTTTTTGGAAACAGCAGATGGACTCTAAAAGGTATCAAAGAGTCAATCTAGATGGTTCCGCATTATACGACTTACAAGGTCAACCTGTTGTTGGGCCTCGACAACTCAAGGAGCAATTAAGACAGAAGAAAATTTACGGTGATGTGAAATTAGAGCAGTTGTCAGAAAATGACCGCATCGCAGTAATTAAGACTCTGACAAAAGCTCGTGAACTTGATGCTGAAGCAGCGGATAAGGCAGCAAACCGTACCGCAAAAGCAGCCGAGAGAGCAGCAAAGAAAGAACAGGCAGCGCAACAGAAACTGGCAGCCGGATACCAGAAGGCTCTGGACAAAGCCGATCAGCTTATGGGGCAAATGGGTGAAAGCTCTAAGGCTACGGTATCGTTTGATCAGTCTCTTCGCGATACAACGAAATCGCTAACTGATTTGGCTAATGCGGTTCCTAACGAGTTCATCACTCAAGAGATGATCGACAAGGCGAAAAAACGTCTTGAAGACCTCAAAAATGCGACACCTGAATATCGCGAGATGTTTAATCGCCGCAATGTTGAGCAGATGATCTCCACTTGGGCACCGGAGGCGGATTCCATTATTAGTGCTGGCTATACGCCGTCTCGTGAAGAGAAAGTTGCTGATTTCGAAGACACCTACAACCGCAATCTCAAAGCGTTGATAGAACTTCGTGATAAGGCGTCTGATCCTAAAGTCGTGGCGCTTTATACAAAGAAAATCAATCAACTGATTGCTGCTGGCAATACCGCGCTTATTAAAGAGACGGGGACCGCGACGCAGAAGTTGGCACTGGAATACGAAAACCTGGCAGAGCAGATCGAAAGCACCTGGACTGATTTGTTTAGTGGCTTAACTGATGTCCTGACTGATTTCGTTATTAACGGGAAGATGAGTTTCTCCAGCCTATCTCAGTCCATTTTGAAAGATATCACCAATATGGTCGTGAAGTCGCAGATCACGCTGCCTCTAATGAACATGTTGGGGATGGGAACCACCGCAGCTGGTAGTTCACAGAGTGGTAATTTGCTGACCGGGGTTGCTTCCGCCGTTGCCAATCAAGGGGTACGAATGGGCAACACTGTTAACGGCGACAAGTCGGTAGGAGAAGCCACGAAGGAGACGTCCAGTTCGGTAACTGGATTGGGGCAAACAACACAGCAGACCACCAGCGCAATTGGCACAGCAACAAATGCGATTGGTAGCTGGGTATCGGGGCTATTTGATAGCACCGAAGCCAAAGATGCTGAGACAAAAGCAGTGAAGGATTCCATCTTCTCGATGCAGAACCTCAGCTCTGTTACCGGTGCTCTGTCTGCCGCGTTTGCAATGCTTGGAGCTAATGCTTCCGGCTCTGGTAATAAGTGGTTGAATTTCGGCGCGACAGTTGCATCTGGGTTGGTTTCAGTATGGGCAGGTGGTGGTTTCGACAGTGTGACATCAAGCTCTGCTAAAACCGCAACCAGCAGTGTGACATCAAGTTCTGCTAAAACCGCAACTAGCAGTGTGGCTGACGGAACTAAAGGCATTCCTGCAATCCCGAAGTTTGCAAATGGAGGAATATTCGGAAAAGACGGCGTGATCCCGCTCCGGGCATACCAGAAAGGCGGTATCGCCAACTCACCTCAATTGGCGTTGTTTGGGGAAGGCGATATGAATGAGGCGTATGTTCCATTGCCTGATGGTCGAACAATCCCTGTAACGCTCAGTACCGATGGTATGAGTGGAGGCGGAAATGTTCTTTCTCCTGTATCAATTGAGATCAATGTCCATAGTGACGGTAGCACAACTGAATCCGGCGATACAGAAAGCATATGGAACAATGCCGCTCAACGGGTGAAAGCCGTCGTACTTGAGACTATCGCTCAAGAAAAACGCCCTGGCGGATCACTCAACCCAAACACTCAACGTAACTAACTATCGACTGCCCCGACGGGGGCAGCCTCACAAGGATGTGAGATGGAAAGACAAACGTTTAATTGGTATCCAGATTACGAATCTGAAAAAAGCGTAAAACCGAATGTAACGGTACTTAATTTTGGTGATGACTATGAGCAGCGACAGGCTCAGGGTCTTAATCGTATTAAAGAAGAATGGTCGTTAACCTTTACCAGATCATACAACGAAATTAATGCAATCGATGACTTCCTGACTGAGCGAGCAGGCGTTGAGTCGTTCTATTGGGTTAATCCAAGAGGAAAACGGATTGTAGTTGTATGCGACAGTCATACGGTCAAGCGATATCAAGGGTACGCAGTATTAACCGCTCCATTCAGACAAGTATTTGAGGTTTAAGTATCTGGATAAGTAAGTACTAATTTACTATCATTGTGGCGCTGACAGGATGTTAGCGCCTACTTATTTCAAGGATGAAACAATGGGAATTAAAGCTGATATTCAGAGCTTATCTCCCTCTGCACTCATTGAGTTGTTCGTACTGGATATGTCGAACACAACTTCAGGGGGGGAGCTGTTCTTCCACGCCGGAACAAACGAACTGATGCAACCGGTCGTTTGGCAAGGAGTGACATACGAGCCGTGGCCAATCAAAGCATCAGGCTTTGACAAAACTGGCCAGGGAACGTTGCCACGTCCAAAAATTCAGGTATCGAACTTTGCCGGAATCGTCTCTGCGGAAGTTCAGGCAAACGACGATCTCGTTGGCTGCCGCATTATTCGCAAGATGACGCTGGCTCGCTTCCTCGATGCCGTTAATTTTAAAGACGGCAACCCAACAGCAGATCCAAACCAACATTTCCCGGATGAAATGTGGTTTATCGAACAGAAAACTCTCGAAACTCATCAGGTTGTCGAGTTTGAATTGTCCAGTGTGTTCGATTTGATGGGGGTGCAACTGCCGTATCGTCAGATCATTAAAAACACCTGCCCGTGGAAATACCGAGGGCCAGAATGCGGCTATACCGGCCCATATTTCGACAAAAATAACCAGCAGACGTCTATGTCTGGTGCGGATTACTGCACAAAACGTTATGACGCCTGTAATGCGCGTCGGAATTATTTTGCCAACGGTGTGATCCATTTTGGCGGGTTTATTGGAGCTACGCGGTATGGGTAATAAAGCAATCCCTGAGCTTGGCTCTGACGTTATGCAGCAAATCTATCTCTGCGCCATAAATCGCTACCCTAATGAAGCGTGTGGCTTTCTGGTTAGAACTAATGGCGACAAATATCGATTTATGGAAGCGCGGAATGTTTCGGAGAACCCGCAGAACACTTTTGTAATGCACGTTGACGACATTATGGCGGCAGAGGATGCGGGTGATGTTATCGCAATCTGGCATTCACATACTGATGAATCAGCAGAAGCATCTGATGCCGATCGTGCAGGCTGCGAAGCGACGGAAGTTCCGTGGATGATTCTGGCTATTCGCAAGAATGTTGAGGGAGATGCCCCTTTCCATTTTAGCGAGATGAATGTGATCACACCTGATGGTTTCGAAATGCCATACCTGGGCAGACCGTATGTATTTGGCGTATTCGATTGCTGGATGTTGTGTCGGGACTATTTGAAGCGTGAGTTTAACGTCGAACTAAACCCGAACGCACACCTGCATATTCCATCGTGGTACACCGGCGATAACGACATTCTCGACCAGAACTACCGAAACGAAGGATTGGTACGGCTTGCGCCCGGAACAGAACCTCAACGTGGGGACGTCTTCTTTATCCAATACGGGAAAATGCCTGACCACTGCGCGGTTTATATCGGCGATGGGATGATTCTTCATCACCAGATCGACCGCCTAAGTTGTCGTGCTTATTACGGCGGAATGTATCAGAAACATACGACGCATCACTTGCGTCACAGAGACTTGCTCAAGGGAGATGAGACGTGTCTGAGTTAGTTCATGTGCAGCTTGGCGGCCCTATGGCCAAACATTTTGGCCGCCACTGGCATCTAAAGGTGCGTAATACAAAACAGGCTCTGGATTTAATTGAGGCCAACAAGCCTGGGTTTAAAGCATGGATGAAGCGCAACATCAAAACCTATGACAGATACCACATCCAGATCACCAATAAACAGGGCCACAAGTGGTCTGTGGACGAGAGTGAATATCAGATGATGGGGCAGTCTGAAAGCATTGCCAAAATTCGCATTACCCCTGTTCCGCGAGGAAGTGGCGGATCTGCTTTTGGGTGGTTTCAGACGGTTGTTGGAGCCACTTTATTGGTGGCATCTTTTTTTGGCTTGCCCGCTCTTGCCCCTCTCGGTTTGTCACTGATGATGGGCGGTATATCACAAATCATATCGCCGCAAGCCACTAACGAAAGTGTGAGACAGGCAGATAACTCGAACTCTTATTATTTCGACGGCCCTCAAAATACAGAAAACCAGGGCAATCCAGTACAACTTATCTACGGCGAGGAAATTCTGGTTGGCTCACAGGTTGTGAGTTCTTCAATCACGATTGACCAGCTAATGTAAACAAGGATTTTTTTGAACATGGAACAGTTCAAGAAGAAAAAGTTACCGCTGTTTATTGCAGGTGCGGGTGGTAAAAAAAGCAGCAAAAGCTCTAGCCGTACACCGGTTGAAGCCGACGATACCGTAAATTCTCGTGCAATGGCCGCTATCCTCGATCTTCTTGGGGAAGGGGTAATTGGCGGCTTGGTAAATGGCGCAAGATCTATTTTTATCGACGATCTGCCGATTGTAAATGAAGACGGTTCCTCCAACTTCAGCGGAATCACATGGGATTTTCGCGACGGTTCGCAAGACCAGACTCCAATGTCTGGCTTTGATTTCGTTGAAACGCCTAAATCCGTCAATATCCAGTTAAAAAAAACACATTATGTAACGGTTTCAATCGATAACGATGAAGCTGATCGGGTTCGTGTCATCATGAAGTTTCCTTCTTTGCGAAGCATAGATAAAAAAACTGGTGACACGAACGGTACAACCGTTGAGTACAAGTTCCAGATAGCAAATGGCGACTCAACATTTGTAGATGTGGTCGCAGAAGGTGAAAAAAGCGTTGGCATTAAGCTAACTGCAAAGAAGACAGGTGTTTATTACCGTAGCTATGAGCTGAAGCTGCCTAAGCCTGGACGCGCGTACAAGGTTCGTGTAGTCCGTATTACCGATGATAACAGCAGCCAGTATCTCTATAACGATACATGGGTGGACTCAATAGGTGAGATTGTAGATACACCGATGAACTACCCAAACTCTGTGCTGGTGGGTCTGAAGATTAATTCTGAGCAATTTGGTAGCACCATGCCATCTCGTTCGTATTTGGTGCGTGGATTAAAAATTCGCGTGCCGTCAAACTACAACGAGGCAAGCAACACTTATGATGGTGTATGGGATGGCACTTTTAAGCTGTTGTCTTCTTCAAACCCTGCGTGGATTCTCTTTGATTTGCTTACCAATGCTCGATATGGCCTTGGTCAGTATGTGTCGGAATCTATGATTGACCTCGGCCAGCTATACCAGATCGGTCGATATTGTGACGAAGAGGTTGATGATGGCTTTGGTGGTAAAGAGAAACGCTTTGCAATCAATACGCAGATCACCAGTCGACAGGACGCATACCGATTAATTCAGGATATTGCCGGTGCATTCCGCGGTATGGTGTTTTGGGCTGGTGGCATGGTTAACATCATGCAGGATAGTCCATCAGATCCGGTAATGATGTTTACCAACTCCAACGTCAAAGATGGACTGTTTACCTATAAAGGTTCTGCGCGTAAAGATCGCCCATCCGTTGCGCTCGTAACCTACAACAACAAGGAGGACGGTTATAAGCAAAACATCGAGTACGTTGAAGATCAGGACGCAATGCGCCGTTATGGTGAGCGTAAAACAGAAGTCGTAGCATTTGGATGTACAAGCCGAGGCCAGGCTCACCGAGTTGGTTTGTGGCTTTTGTATACCGCCAGAATGGAGTCGGATGTAATTACATTTACTGCCGGTTTAGACGCCTCATTTCTGATGCCCGGTGAAACCGTTCTGATTCAGAACAAATATCGTGCAGGTAAACGTAACTCCGGTCGAATTGTGGAGTTTACCAAAAACAGCATCACTCTCGATGCGCCTGTGTCGTTAGCTAAAAGCGGGAGCTTTATTCGGATACTGAATCAGGAAGGCAAAATCGTTGAACGCGATGTTCTTGAAACTGGCGAAAACATAACAAAGGTTACATTTTCAAAAGCCCTGTCGTCAGCTGAAACACCTGTTTTGAACGGTGTCTGGACAATTACAGAACCAGATCTCGAACCTATGCGCGTTCGCATCGTTAACATCGCGCAGGGGGAAACTCCGGGTAGCTTTGACATCACCGCTGTTGAGAACAATTCGTCTAAATATGAGGCTATTGACAATGGTGCAACGCTTATCCCGCAGAATACGACGGTATTGGACCCGACTTACTCCAAGCCATCTAATTTGCAAATCACTGAAGGGACTTATCTCTCAAGCCCGGGCAACCTGTCAGTAAAACTGACTGCAACATGGGAAGGGAAATCTCCAGAGTATTGGATCAGTTGGCGACGTTCTGATGAAAACAATGTATCGAACTGGCAATCGGCGCGTGTAACCGAAGAGCAATACGAAATCGTTAATGTCGCGGAGAATGGACGCTACGACTTCCAACTGTATGCGGTTTCATTCAACGGTAAAAAAACAGAGATTATCAGTACCGTTTATCAGGTGTTGGGCACGATGACACCGCCGGATGCCCCAACGTCATTAACGGCCGTTGGAGACTATCGTAATGTGATACTGAATTGGGTTAATCCAGATTCGGTAGACCTTGATCACATTAATGTTTACGCATCCCAGACCAACAATCTGGATACGGCGAAACTGATCGCAGAGTCTGCAAGCACCACCTTTACACATGCTGGTCTTGGGGATAGCGAAACGTGGTATTACTGGGTTCGAGCATCGAACAAGCGCGGCATGTTAAGTCCTCCGAACTCAAACTTGGGTACAGAGGCGACAACTCGCGATGTACTGTCGTTCCTGGAAGGTAAGATTACATCGTCTGAGCTTGGTCAGGCTCTGCTTGAGGACATCAACAGCAAAGCCTCTCAGGAAGCAGTTGACGAGTTAAATGAGCATATCAACCAGAGCGTCGAATCTTTGGAGGGGACGGTAAACAACGTTAAGGAAGATATAGCTGACTTAGAAAAGCAGTTCAGCGACAACATCGCGGACTTTGAAATAACCTTCAATGAGCGCAGCGATGCTTTGGAGAGTGCGCAAAACGAGCTTAGAGGTGAGGTTTCTGCAACGATCGATAAGGTCAATGAAGCGTTTGAAAAAATTGATGCTACTAATGCTGCAATTGTTGAAATCGAAAACACCGTATCTGAACACGATACTGCACTCGCTAACGCAGCCGAGGCGATAAGTGCGGCAAGAAACGAAGCTGCGGCTCTTATTGCTGAGGAGCGCGAGGCTCGTGTAGAAGGTGATGCTGCAAACGCTAAACAACTGGAAGTGTTGCAGTCAACGGTAGAGGAAAGCTCCGCTGCCGTTGAAGAAATGAAAAAGACGGTTGCAGAGGTCGATCGTGCCAGCGCAGAACTTACTACGAACATTGAGGCGTTGGCCAAAACAAATATTGACCTGGCTCTTCGTCAAGATGAAGACCAGCACAAGCAGATGGTCAATAACGCGAAGATCTCAACAACACAGAAAACCTTTGCTGATGATATGTCTGCAATGGCTACGAAGGTTGAAGAGATTCGTGTTGAACTTGAAGAAGACATCAGGAGTAGCATTCTGGAAGAATCTACCGCGCGCGTAGATGGTGATGAAGCGTTGTCAAACCGTGTAACTCAGCTGCAATCTAAGTTTGAAGGAGATATCAGCGCGGCGATTAGCACAGAACAGGAGGCTCGTGCATCTGCTGATGAGGCTCTGACAACACAGATCACTCAGCTTGAGTCAAAAGTAAGTAACGATATCGTAGCGGCAATTAAGGAGGAGCAAGAAGCACGAGCAACGGAAGATTCTGCGCTGGCAAGCCAGATCACTCAACTTCAGGCAAAAGTTGATGATGATATTTCTGCTGCAATACGTAGTGAGCAGGAGGCTCGTGCAAACGGGGACTCTGCTTTAGCCCAACAAATAAACCAACTCCGGGCACGGGTTGACGATGATATATCAGCAGCCATTACTCAAGAGCAGGAAGCAAGAGCAAGTGCTGATGAGGCTTTATCCCGAGAAATTAACAGTCTGCGAGCGCAGACTGAAACTGATATTGCCGCAGCTGTTGCTGTAGAGACAAAGGCAAGGACGGATGCCGATAGCGCATTATCCAGCCAGATTACATCTCTTACAGCAAAAGCTAATGATCTCGAGGCGTCTATTGCCAGAGAGACAATTGCTCGAGCAGATGGTGATGAGGCTTTAACAAGAGATTTATCAAGTTTAATAACTCAGACGACGAATGATATTAGAGCAGATATAACAACTGAAGCACAGGCCAGGGTTGATGCTGACTCGGCATTATCATCGCGGATTACCACACTAACCTCCAAATATAAGGACGACATAAAAGCTGCGATTGCAACTGAGACGCAAACACGTACAGAGCAGGATGCTGCATTGGCGACTCAAATCACAAATTTAGAGTCTCAAACAGCAGCCAACATTTCTGCGGCGGTCACAACCGAAACGACAGCGAGAACGCAGGCAGATAATGCTCTGGGTGGTCGAATTGATACTCTTAGAGCTGAGGTGAATGGAAATAGTGCAACAATTCAACAGCAGGCGACAGCTATTGCTGATACAAACAGAAAAGTATCAACTGCGTATACGTTGAAAATGGAAACCTCCACTAGCGGAGGACAGAAGTACGTTGCAGGCATTGCTCTTGGAATTGACACAACAGGTCTTTCTCAGTTTTTGGTGCAGGCGGATAGATTTGGTTTGGTTAACTCAGTAAACGGGCAGATCACCACGCCATTTGTTATCGAAAACAGTATCGCTTACATGAATGGTGCGTATATCAAGGATGGTACAATCACCAATGCAAAGGTAGGTGATCTGCAATCTACCAATTTTGTTAGCGGTAGATCTGGATGGCGGTTTGGCAAAAATGGAACGCTTGAGATCAACGGTAATAGCGGAGGTAATGGGCGACTGGTCATAAATGGTCAGCGGATTGACGTTTATGACGATAACAACGTCCTACGAGTAAGAATTGGCCTTCTGTAATGTAGAAAAAAATATTTACATCGGTAAAAATAAGTAGGTACTTACTTTATGGTGGGCAAGGATAGCCCACCAAATCAAGGAGCATATTCAACATGTGGTACAGGGAAGGTACTATCACATTTACACAGGGTAGTAATACTCTAGTTGGGGTTGGGACAGCCTGGAACGTAACAGCTAATGGTGTGTTGCCGGGAATGATCGTCATTGGTCCCGACAATAAGCTGTATGAGATCAAGCGTGTAACCAGTGATACGAATATTGTTCTCTCAGAACCTTATACCGGCGAAACTCAGTCTGAAGTTCCGTGCCGAATCATTACGACCTATGAAGGCGACTTAACACAGTTTAGCGCGCGCTTTACTGCGCTAATGTCGCGTATGTCGGCTGATTCCAAGTCCATGCGCAGTTGGTTGACTGCGCTGGATGAGGTGACAATCGAGCGTGAAGACGGTACAGAAGTGACCGTTAAGCCGCTGATGCAGATCGTCAACGAGCACAACGAAAACGTTGAGTGGTATAAAAATAACACCGACGCGATTGACGCTGCTGGCGACAAAGCTCGTGAGGCGGCGGCCAGTGCTGCCGCAGCAGCAGAAAGCGCCAATACCGCTGGAGAAAAAGCATCTCAAGCGTCTCAAAGTGCACAGGCTGCAGCTTCGTCACAAAGTGCCGCTAGCGCGAGTGAGTCTGCTTCAAGGGTATCTGAAACGAACGCAGAATTAGCAAAAGAAGCAGCTGCACAATCGGAGGCTATCGCATCATCAGCAGCTGCTGCGGCTAATGAAAAAGCTATAGAGGCCACAAATCAGGCAACAACTGCGAAAAATTATGCATTAGAAGCAAAGTCATCTGAATTAAATGCAAAGGCTTCAGAAGACAATGCGGCTTCCTCTATGGCCGCAGCTGCTGAATCTGCAAGTTCTGCGTCTTCATCAGAGAGTTCTGCTTCTGCTTCAAAAGATGAGGCTGCACGTCAAGCATCTGAGGCTGCTGGAAGTGCTGTGATAGCGTCAACAAAGGCAACAGAGGCGGAAGGCAGTGCTACGGCTGCATCTCAGAGCAAAACTGCTGCTGAATCCGCTGCGATACGTGCAGAAGCTGCCGCTGATCGTGCTGAGGAGATTGCCGGTGCAGTTGCGATGGAAGACGCAAGTCTTACAACTAAAGGTGTTGTGAAACTTAGTAGTGCTGTCGACAGCACCAGTGAATCGCTGGCCGCAACGCCAAAAGCAGTTAAAGCAGCCAATGACAATGCAAATAGCAGGTTGGCGAAAAATCAGAACGGTGCAGATATCCAGGATAAATCAGCTTTTCTGGACAATGTTGGCGTCACCAGCCTGACGTTTATGAAAAACAACGGAGAAATGCCGGTTGATGCTGACCTGAATGCTTTTGGCCCCGTTGAGGCTTATCTTGGCGTCTGGTCTAAAGCAACATCCACCAACGCAACACTGGAGAAAAATTTCCCGGAAGATAATGCTGTCGGTGTGCTTGAGGTTTTTGCAGCTGGCAATTTTGCAGGTACGCAACGCTTCACCACGAGAGACGGCAATGTATACATACGCAGACTCGCCAATAAGTGGAATGGCTCTGATGGTCCGTGGGGCATATGGCGTCACACTCAATCAGCTACCCGCCCTTTGAGTACGGCTATAGACCTGAATACGCTTGGAGCCGCCGAACATCTTGGTTTATGGCGTAACAGTAGCTCGGCTATAGCTTCATATGAACGCAATTATCCAGAGGAAGGCGGCTTTGCTCAGGGGATGCTTGAGATCCTCGAAGGCGGAAATTATGGAAGAACGCAACGTTATACCACTCGCCGTGGAAATATGTATGTCCGCTGCCTTGCGGCAAGCTGGGATGCATCAAATCCGCAGTGGGAACCGTGGTTAAGAGTCGGTCATCAGTCAGAGAGCCGTTATTACGAAGGTGATTTGAATGTTCTAACCGACCCTGGTATTTACAGTGTGACGGGTAAAGCGAGCAATGGTCCATTGCTGGATTCATCCGGTGCAACACTACTAGGGGTGTTAGAGGTTATCAGACGTTTTGATTACGTTGCCGTATTGCAACGCTATACCACAACAGGGACAGGAACGACAACGAAAGGTCGCTCATATGAACGAGTCTATACCGCCAGCTCATGGAGCGAATGGCGGGAAGTCTACACCTCGTATTCACTTCCCCTGAATCTGGGTATCGGTGGCGCAGCAGCAAAACTCACCAGTCTGGACTGGCAGACCTACGACTTTGTGCCGGGCAGTCTGATAACCGTTCGGCTGGATAACATGACCAATATTCCCGACGGTATGGACTGGGGGGTCATTGATGGCAACCTGATAAACATCGCTGTTGGCCCAAGTGATGATACCGGTACGGGACGCTCAATGCATGTATGGCGCAGCACTGTAAGTAAAGCCAACTACCGCTTTTTTATGGTGCGTATTTCAGGAAATCCGGGAAGCCGCACGATCACAGCAAGACGTGTGCCAATTATCGACGAAGCCCAAACCTGGAGTGCTCACCAGACATTCAGCGGTGGTCTTGGCGGAGAGCTGTCCGGCAATGCTGCTACAGCTACTAAATTGCAGACAGCAAGAACCATCGGTGGTGTAAGCTTCGATGGCACTGCTAATATTAATTTGCCTGGTGTTAATGCTGCCGGTAATCAGAACACTACCGGTAACGCGGCCACAGCGACCAAGTTGCAAACTGCTAGAACTATTAACGGGGTGTCGTTTAACGGCTCTGCGAATATTTCAATACCAACAATTACGTCCAGAGGACGCGTTACTGCGCTCACCGGTACAACACAAGGTGCTGCGACTGGATTGCAGATGTACGAGGCATATAACAATGGTTATCCTTCTGATTACGGAAATGTACTTCACTTAAAAGGGGCAACGGCCGTTGGTGAAGGCGAGTTGTTCATTGGCTGGAGTGGTACAAGTGGCGCTCATGCACCTGTACATGTACGTTCGCGACGAGATACTGATACGGCTAGTTGGTCAGAGTGGGCGCAAGTTTATACGTCCAAAGACTCAATTCCGGGTGTTAATGCCACCGGTAATCAGAATACTACTGGCAATGCAGCATCAGCCACAAAGTTACAAACTGCCAGAACAATTGGAGGTGTTAGTTTTAACGGTACAGCCAATATTAACTTGCCGGGCGTTAATATAGCGGGTAATCAGAATACGACTGGCAATGCAGCATCAGCCACAAAGCTACAAACGGCTCGAACTATAGGTGGTGTTAGTTTTAACGGTACAGCCAATATTAACTTGCCCGGTGTGAATATAGCGGGTAATCAGAATACGACTGGTAATGCTGCAACCGCCACAAAATTGCAGACAGCAAGGAAAATTGCTGGTGTGGCGTTTGATGGCTCTGCCGATATAACTTTGACTGCGACTAATGTTAATGCTTATACGAAAACAGAGGTAACAAACCTTCTAAGTTCCTATGTGAAGAGCACTGCTCTTCCAAGCATGACTGTGCGAACTTCCTCTGTTTCTGGTGGGGATATGGGCATGAGTTTGTCTGCATTCATTAGCCACCTTAGATCAAATGGAGCGTTTAGCAAAAGTTATTGGATTGGCTTTGGCGATGCTATGGGATTCAATGCTGGCAGTATAAACAATATAACGGGATTTGGTGCTGTAGAATTAGCAGAATCTATAATCGAAGTTTTTAATCTACCTAACGGTGATTATACAATTCGTTTAACAACGTCACACAAAGCTGATTACGGTGGAGTGACAAACGCAATCCTCGTTTATCACTACCGTAGTAATAGAAGTCCGTCAGGTCAATGGCTTAAATTTGCCGGTACTGTTGGGGCAACAAGCAACTGATTTAGATATTATTTATATGGCTGTGAGGTTTAAAAATGCGATCTCACAGCCGTAATCATAGGGATATATTATTGAGTTACGAGATACGAATTTGAACAGTCGTTAAACGAAATACTGTATTGATAAGTAAGTACACACCTACAATAAGAGGGTGAAATGTGATATAAGTCCGCCATCCCGATTTGACTTTTCATGGAGGAAAACATGTCGAACGAGATGGCGGGCGTTACAACTGAGCAAGTTGAGCGTATAGCCGCGATCGTTGCTCGGGAGGTTGTTGGCAAATTAGGTAAAGAGCTACGTGAAGAAATTGGCCAGGAGGTCAACGATCAGCTGAAAACCTACTTTGGTGATATGACCCCGGCGCAACATAGTATTCAACACTCCAACCTGGACAAACTCCTTAACCGGTTAGATTCCATCTCAAGTGGGTTCTTTGGCGGCATTGTTTCTAAAATAACGTCGTTCATTATTACCGCACTGCTTTTGGGGTTAGCCGCGTATGGCGTAAAAAATGGACTGCAATAACAGGAGATCAAGGATGAAGACTCCGAGAGGCATTCGTAATAATAACCCCGGTAATCTTGATAAAGGATCACCGTGGCAAGGTCTGGTTGCGAATCCAGACGAACCGCGCTTTTGCACGTTTAAAGACCCTGTTTGGGGGATTCGTGCGCTGGCGGTGACTCTAATTACCTACCACGACAAACGTCGCGCAAAAGACGGCTCAAGTATCGATACCATTCGTGAAGTTATTGAACGTTGGGCACCGCCGAATGAAAACAACACTGACGCCTACATTAATGAGGTGTCTAAAGCCGTTGGTGTAACCGCAGACATGATCATCGATCTGCATGATTACGACATCCTTCGACCTTTGGTTGAGGCAATCATTCGCCACGAGAATGGTCGAGGTCCACTAAAAACGCTGAACACCTGGTATGCGACAGAAGTTATTGAGGAAGGCCTGCGTCGGGCTGGCGTCGTTAAGTCGGTGAAAACCGTGAAGGCTGTTCCTGTAACTAAAGAAACCGCAGGCGCAACTGTTACCGCAGGGATTGGTCTGGCGCAGCTTGCCGATGTTATGCCGCAGGTTTCCGCTGCTATGGATAAGGCACAAGGCCATATCTCTAGCGGGGATACAGTACGCATCATCTTCGGTATTGCCACTATTGTTGTGGCCGGATTCATTGCCTGGTCGCAGGTAAGAAAACACCAGAAAGGGATGGTTTAATATGCTAGGCAGCCTGATGACAAAGCTAAAAGTTGCTTTGATTACGCTGGCTGCCGTTCTTTTCGTTCTGGTCGGCGCTTATACGATGGGCGGAAATGCGGCGCGACGAGCAATGGAAGAGAAGGCAAAACAGGAAGACAGAAAACGACTTCAAAACACAGTGAAAGTGGTGAATGAGACGAGCAGTAAAATACGTCAGAAAGATGCTTCTGCCGTTCATCGTGAGTTGTATGATAAGTGGGTGCGTCATTAAACCACAAACAGCCAGCGTGTTGTTCTGCGATGGGGCTGAGCCTATCTATATCAGCAATAATGATGTAATGACTGAAGAAACCGAACGCCAAATCCTTTTTCACAATACGATGGGAGAGAGGGTTTGTGGTTGGTGATGTCGAAGTTCCCCTCAAATGAGGGGAACACATTATTCTTCGAACAATTTTTCGATAGATTTTGTAGGATAGAACAAAGAACGCTCGTTGTTACCAACCAGCTGGATAAAGCCTAAACTTTTATAAAACGCCTTGGCTTTGTCATTTAACGCCTCAACGAAAAGTCCATGAATGCCTACAGCAAGAGATGCATTGTACACAACGCGCATTGCATGTGTTACAAGCATTGAGCCAAATCCTTGACCTTGAAGGGACTTGTCCAAAGCCAGCCTACCCAAAGTAACACTTGGAACATTCCGATAAGGAACCTTCTTTTGTTTGCTTCTTGAAGGTAAGGACTCCTTTTCAAAGCAGCTGCCTGACAAAGTGTAATACCCTAACACTTTGGGTCTGTCTTCTTTAGTGCAAAGCACATAAGCGCGAAGAATTTTTCCCTCATGCTGCCTTTTTAAGTGGTTGGTTAAAAAGGCATTTAGTGATTCTTCACCGCAATCAAAACCATTCAAATCATAATCTTTCTCTCCAGAGAAAATTTCTATCTTTATATTATCCACGAGTAAACTACTCCATGCTTTTCAGACGATCAGCAGCTCGTTTCAGCTTGTCGTTCGGTGCCGGAGGATTGCTTATAGCGTCCATAACCAGATTCCAGGATTCTTCATTCAGAACTAGTCTACGGTGTTGCTCTATAACTTTCACGGCACGTTCAGATGCACTGCTAACCATAAACTGAGTAATGCTCTGGTTAGACATTGCGGCAGCTTCCTCGATGATGCTTTTATCGTCATCGGTTAATCTCAAATCGATGCGCTGCTTTTTTAGTGCTGACATGTATTCCTCCTGATGGCCGTGATGTAGGAAGGCCATCAATCTCCTCTGTTCAAACTGAGTTTTCGACTCAAAAATTACTTTAAAAGGCTATAGCCCATTACGTGTGCATTATCAAATTGTGTACGGCATATCACCGTACTTGTAATATAGAGGTCATTGTTACTTTTTTCAACAGACAAATACAAGCTATGATTGCCAATTGTTAATCACAACCTACCATTTAACCTTTACACCGCAGCCGTAGGCATTTAGGCTATATCACATATAAGAAAACAAGTTGTTTCAGACGATAATTATATACGCAAAGGGAACTCTCCAATGACCAAGATCTTTGTGGTTGGCGGCACAAAGGGCGGGCCTGGCAAATCCACCGTTGCCCAGCAAATTGCCGTTTGCCTGAAAGTCAAAAAGAAGAAGAAGGTTTATATTACCGATATAGATATTCAGCGCACGACAACGAGCTGGTGTGAAGACCGTCGACAGAACGAAGACCTTGAGCTGATTCCTTTTGCATACGTTCAGGATGACATCATTAAGCACCTAAAATCGCTTCAGGGTAGAGCTGAGTATGTAGTGGTAGATGCTGGTGGCTTTGACTCCGAAATTCAGCGACAAGCGATGCTGATGGCCGACGTTATCATTATCCCGCTGCGTCCTAAGCGTCGTGATTTGAAATCTCTGCGTGACATCGATCCTATTATCGACAATGTTCGCAATGTAAACGATAAAGTGAAGGTACGCGCGGTCATGAACCAGTGCCCGGCTTTGCCATCACAAGTATCTCGCATTCTGGCGGCTAAAGAGATTGTCGAGACGTTTGGCATCGAGTCTGCGCCTGTCAATCTATATAACCGCAACGTCTACGATGATGCGGAAGAGTCTGGTCGTTCTATCTTTGAAATGACCGGTAGCGAGCGCGACAAAAAGGCGGAAGCCGAGTTTGAAGAATTTGTAGATTATCTGTTGAGTCTGGAGGAAGAAGAATAATGTCCATGAAAATGGGTGACCTAGCAAAGCGCAAAGAGCCTGATGCACCGGCTAAGAACACAACTCCTTTGCGCCAACCAGTCAGACCGCAGGGACGCCCGACTCGTGGCAAAGAGAAAATTAAAAGCCGCACAATGTCACTGGAGGACGAATACTTCGAACTGCTTGAGATGATGAAGTTCATCCCTCGCTTCGAGAAGTTCACCCGTTCTGACGTGATTCGCGCAGCCATTTTCCATCTGGCAGAGAAGTCACCGCAGGAAATCGAGGACATCGTGAAACTTAACGAGGCGATCACAGCTGCCGACGTTACGATGCGTACCGATGAAATCAAGCGAGAACTCATGAAAAAAGGCTGACAACTACCGGTCTGGCAGCTTCAATCAGAACCTGTTTCTGTATATAAATAATAAGTAACTTATTAAATATATATACGGAAGCAGGTCTTTTAAAAGACACCCACCAGAACAACTCCCTTCCGTTTCCACTTCCAAAAACTGACACCAGTCGCTATCATCCGCTCATTGTGATAAGTAAGTAACTACCTACCAGGTGAGCCACATGAGCCAAATCTTTTTCGACACCATCGACAACGACCAGTACGACTTCATGACAGAGTGGAATACCGCTGTTATGGATAAGTGGGTTGCTGAAAACATTGGTTTGTCGCGCTGCAAAGACGAGGCTGAACTTTTCGATACGAAGTGGTTTGATTACCGCGACATGCATCCTCTTATGGCCACCTGTCTATTTACGGAGGCATACAAACGTCAGTACTCAAATATCATGCTGACGCACGGTCGTGAACACTTTGAAACAGCTCCGTTCACCACCGGGTTAAAACGCCTGCCTTATCAGGAGTTGTCGACTGCCAATAAAACGTCGCTATGGAAAGCACGCCAGTTTGCTGACCGCTATTGCTGCTCATACGACTACTTTATCTCCACCGTGCTTTCCGCAGCTGCACGACGTCTGTGGGACAAGCTGCCTCGCCCACAGCATTTGTGGCAGCCAGAACTGATTGAGATATTTGAAGAGAAATTAGCCAGACGCGCAACAACCCGTCTGGATGACTCTCTGGTTAGCTTTAAGCATATGGGAGACATGCAGTTCAACCCGATCCAGGAAAGCTATTTTGAGTGGATTCTGGAGCGTTTACGCACCATCCCCCGCAGCAAGCGCATACGCGCAATTTTCTCCGCTATCTGGCTAATGGAAATCGTTCCAGAGCGCCTTATTTCCGCCCACTTTCCAGAAGAACTGGAAGAAGCACGGCGGTTTATTGATCCCCTATCTAATTAACTAATACTAGAAAACAATTTGTTTAAAAAACAAAGGAAAGCACATGACCGAACTTTGCCATACAGGACGCGGGCTGTCCGAAGAGTTTGATGAAGATTTCCAGAACAGATTGACGGCATATTTTTGTCGTGATCACGAGTTTCTTACTCGTGCGGGAGATCTGGTTGTGCCTAGCCAATTTGCCAATGCGGCCAATGCCATATTGGTTAATATGGTTTCGGGCTATTACCGTATGTACAAGAGCGCGCCCTCTTCATCTGCAATTCTGGATATGCTTAAGCGTGCGAAACGCGATAAGACTATCCGTGAGGAACTATTCGCCGATGTTGTTGCTGCGTTTAAGCGCATCCTTGCAGAAAAATTGTCCGATACCTCGTACATGGTTGACCAGGTATCAACCTTCGCAAAAAGCGTAGCGTTTGATGATGCTCTGATTAAGGCTGCTGAACTGAAAGAGAAGGGCGACTTTCAGGGGGCGATGGCAATCATGGCCAAGGTTCAGCAGATTGGATCGAACGAAGCGACCGGAATCTATGACTACTACACCTCCGCAAGTGAGCGATTGAAAGCGCGTGAATATGAGGCTTCAGAGGAGTATGTGCCAAACAGCATTACAACTGGACTCCCTCTGCTCGATAGGTTGCTGTACCAAAAAGGCTGGGCGAAGCGTGAAATGGTGCTCTTCATGGGGTTCGCTAAATCCGGTAAATCGACCGCAATGGGTGAGTTTTCCATAAACGCAACGCTTGCTGGCTACAATGTTCTGTATCTCTCGCTGGAGGTTCACACCAACATTTTGTCCGATCGTTTTGATGCAAGATTGTCGGAGACGGAAATGTCCAAGCTGGTGGAACGGCGCGATGAAGTTCATCGTAAGTTGGCAGAGTTGGGAGCCACGAAGGGGATTGGTAGTTTGTGGGTTGTTGAGCGTCCGTCAGGAAGTATGTCACCGGCAGATCTGGACCGTATGCTTAACAGCATGAAAGCCAATGGCATGGTGCCTGACATGGTTGTTGTCGACTACGCAGATTTGATGCGTGCCAGTTATGACCTTCGTGATGATCGCGCCAATATTCGTAGTATCTACACCGATTTACGTGCTCTTTATGACAAACATAACGTTGCTGGGATCACGGCATCGCAGACAAACCGTGAAGGTGGCGCGTCAGAAGTTGCCACAATGATGCACGCTGCCGACAACATCGAAAAAGTACGTATTGCTGACCTGGTAATAACGATCAACAAAACCGAAGAAGAAGAAGCGAAAGGAGAGGCTCGTCTCTACTTTGCTGGTTCGCGTAACCAGCAGGGAGGGATCAGCATTCGCGTTAAACAAAACCTCGAACAAATGCGCTTCATTGAGCGAATCTTAGACGTTACCTAAAAAATAAGCGTGGAGAACACCTCCACGCTTGATTCATTGGTGAAACAACTTTTCTTTTGCCAAACCACAAAAGAAAAACACATGAGCCTTTATGTTATATCAACATTTAGGTTGGTCACAATATTGCCTGTTAAAAGTGGAATTATCGTGAGCGAGCTGAAAGAGCTAATTACCGAATTAGATTTTGAACAATGGTTGGACACTGAAGGTATCGTTTATCGACGTGGAGGTGTGAGTACTCGCGGTCGTGAAGTGAATATCAAGGAGTGTCCGGTATGCGGCAGCTCCAACTGGAAGGTATATTTCAATCTGACCAGTGGCGTCGGTAAATGCTTCGCTGGTGATCATCCCGAAGAGATTCAGTTCAATAAGCTGGTCTTCCTCAAGCACTACAGCGGCAAATCACGACGACAGTTCGAGGAATATGTGCAGAACGCTCTTCTTTCCCAGGGGTGGGCACCAAAGAAAGAAGAGATAGTGCTTGCAAGCACAGTCGAGTTAGAGGGACCACTTGCACTCCCTCGTCATTACGAACTTCCTATAGATGGCCGCCTTCCAGACTATCTGGTTGAACGAAACATATCGCCTGAAATGGCAAAGTATTTTGACCTACGATACTGCGTCGAAGGCAAGCACGCTTATGTTGACCCGTATACAGATCAGGTTAAAGGACAGATATTCGATATGCGAATACTGATACCGGTTTACGATCTGGATGGGGTAATGAAGACATTTCAGGGACGAGACATTACCGGTACAGCTGAACGTCGCTACCTCTTTCCTATGCAGCTTCCAGCTTCAGGTAAGTTTCTCTACAACGGCCATAATGCGGTCGGCAAACAGACTGTAGTTGTCTGTGAGGGGGCGTTCGATGTTATGGGGGTTAAACGAGCTATTTTTGATGAAGAAACATTACGTGATTACGTGGAACCGATAGGAACGTTCGGGATGCATCTATCTGGTAACACCACTCAGGATGCAGAAGATCAGTTAGGCGCGTTCCTGACGCTCAAGGCGCGTGGGTTACGTAATGTGATCATGATGTGGGATAGTGAAAAGCAAGCTATACGAAACACTATGGCCGCAGCCAGGCGACTGACCAGTATCGGTCTTAATGTCAAAGTTGCGTGTTTGGGTGAGGAAGGCCTCGACCCGGGCGGTGCAACGCCAGAACAAATTATCAAAGCCTATTATCGGGCAAAACCGTATACCAAACAGTTGGAGTTGCAAAGCAAGGTTTTGGGCATTAAGGCTCTATCGTAACAAACGCCGTTAAAATAAGTAGATGGTTACTTATCTTTCTGTAAGAATACTTTCATCTGTTAGCTAGGAGTTGGTATGAAAGACGAAATTCAGAAATTAGCCTGCGACATCATTGATAAAACTGGTTTAGAAATCAGCGAGAGCAATCGACTAGACATCATTGAAAAAGCGGTAAAAACAGCAATGGATCATATCGCCACTCGTTTGGTTGAGATCCCGCTACCAGGGCTACCTTATCTGAAAGTTGAGTTACACGTATGGGGTGAACCTTCTTGTGTAGGGCGTTCTGCATTAGTTGTTTTTATTAGCAAAGAAAACCCGCTCAGTCTTAAAGTGCAGGTTGGTGCATGGATGGATGGCAAAGTGATCTACACAAATACCGTTTTTTGTGCGCCAAACGACAGTATTATTGAAGAGGCTATTCAGGAATCACTTCTAACTATGCATAGCTTAGTTTTGCTGGAAGACAAGCAAAACTACGAAGAGTACTTACGGTCGATAAAAGGTGAGAGAACATTGTCACTTAAAGCCGATTTCGTTACCCCGACAAACCTGTTGGAAGTCTTGCTTAATAAAGGGGCTAATGATGCCGTAAATGTAATCAGAGAGAGTGAGTATGCGTCTCTTTGCGACATGTGCAAAAGCCAGTTGGATCTGGTGCATATCGTTATTGATGCTGGGAAGGCATGTGATGGCGTAATGGCGGAATTTGCTGGGAAGATGGTCAGGATTGCTAACGAATTACCGATGATAGAGCAAGAGGCTAAATCATACGCCACCAATCATGTCACAGAGCTTCTTGTCCCCTATCGATTAGAAAGCAATCAGCGCAAGATGATTAGCTGGGGAAGTTGGTAATCTCTCCGCGCGTCGTTTTTTTACGCAAACAATGATAGGTAAGTACAAGATTATTTATGGCGATTGTTGTGAAAGCTGATTTGTCAAAAATCCCCTCTATTTCAGGAAATAATGGTTATTCACTTCGTTGTGAGGAAGTAAAGATAAACGGTGAGTCGGCATATTGCAGCTACTCCGTTTGCCAGCACACCATTCTTGCCTTCAAAGAAAACCGTCTTCCTCGAACTTCATTCCAGTCGTGCGCAACCGCTATCAAAGCAGGCAAATGCAAGGCGTTAAAAATGATGGTTGAAGAGATTCGTAAAGGAGAATCTCTGTATTTCGAAGATATGACCGCGCTCATTAAGGAGGTTGAAGAACGGAATAAACAAGCCAGAACTATAAAACGAAAACGTGACAGCGTAACGATTAATAGCATGGTTAAGAAGAGCGCCACATCACAAACAGCGATCACTGACGTGTATGCGGCGTTGCTTGAAGAAACAACAAAAGAAACACATGAGCAAATCGATCAACATATGGAGGCAAAACAACAATGAAAAAGTTGATCGCACTTAAGCATAAGCTGGACGAAATGAAAGCTATGGGAACCAATGCAAAAAAAGAGGCATTGGCCAACATGGATGACTTCGAGCAAAGCATGGTTTCATTGATGCTCAACCCTTTCATCCGTTTTGGGGTAAAGAAATACAAAGTGGCAGAGCCGCTTAGTGAGTCCGTCCCAAGTGACGAAAAAGCCATTGATATACTGAATAAGCTGGCCTCTCGCGAGCTGACGGGGAACGCAGCAATAGTTGCTGTTGAGTCTATCGTGGCGTCAATGTGCGCCGATGGGCAGGACGTCTTCCGTCGTTTCCTCTTAAAAGATCCGAAAGCTGGCGTTGGGATTAGCCTATGCAACAAGGTTTTTGAAAATCCCATTCCGAAATTCGAGGTGCAGCTGGCGTCACCGTATAAAGAAAAAGGCGACAAATACCCCTTCAAGCCAAATCCTAAAGCAAAATGGCCGATGATTGGCAGCCTTAAGCTCGATGGTTTGCGAGTAATTTGCGAGGTTATTGTTGACGAAGAAGAGGTTAACTTCCTTTCTCGTACTGGTAATCCAATCACGTCTCTCGATCACCTAAAGCCAGCCATGCTCGAATTAGGCAAACTTTCAGGCCACAAACACATCTTCTTCGATGGTGAAGGAACAGCCGGTTCATTTAACCAGTCCGTATCTGCATTGCGCAAAAAGAACGTGCAGGCAATTGGCGCTATTTATCATGTTTTCGACTTCTTCCTACCGGAATGGCGGGCACAGGCTAAATCCAAAGAGTATGCAAAGACAGGTATGAAGCTGAAAGAGCGCCTGGCTATGCTCGTGGCGTTGTTCAAAAACGATCGCAGTGAAGACTACGCGCAAGACATTCACCTGCATCCGTTCTACATCATCCATAGCCACGAAGACTTCATCGAACGCTTCATGAAACGCCTGGACGATAACGAAGAAGGGGAGATGGGCAAAGATCCGAACTCTGTTTACGAGTTTAAACGTACCCGCAGCTGGTGGAAGTTAAAAGACGAAGATTCAGAAGATGGTGAAATTATCGACTTTGAGCCGGGCGACCCGGACTCTGGTTTTGCCAACACGCTTGGAAAAATTGTTATTCGCCTTGAAAACGGTGTGATTGTTCGTGCGAGCGGCATTAAGCATAAATATCTGGACGAGATCTGGAACAACAAAGAGAAGTACCGTGGTCGTATTGTTGAGGTTCATTGTCACGAGAAAACACCGGATGGCAGCTTACGCCACCCACGACTGAAATGGCCGCGTTGCTTACGCGATACAGAAGATCGAATCGGAGATAAAGAATGATGCTCGGCTGGATGATTGCATTTTTAGCGGTTGGTTTTTTACTCGGTATTGTGGTGATGTCCAGTTGCATCAATGACTATATTAAAAGCGGTGTTATAGAACGACGCGGTCGTATTTATCGCATTGTAGAAATAACCCACACAGTGAAGGAGATTAAGGATGATCGTATTAAGTAAGCGGGAGAAGGAAACGCTTCATGAAATCAGTAAGTGGCCGGAGTTCCCTGAGTACTGGAAGCCTAAAACGCGGGCTAAGTTAGAGCGTTTAGGGTTGGTTGCAAACGTTTCTGAAACGTGGTGCTCGGCCAACTACCAGTTAACTGATAAAGGGAAAGTATTGCTACAGCAATTAGTAGAATCAGGAGTGTTAAAATGATTCCATACATCTCATTAGCTTTTATGGGTGGCTTCCTTATCGGCTTCGGCATCTGTCGTGATTTAATTAAGCAGGAACTTAAAACCAAAACACTGTGCATCGGAAAGCGCGTGTATCGGGTAGTTCATGAAACAAAGGTTAGAAAATGAGCAATTTAACTTCTTTGGAATGGTGGTTGGCCACCTATTTCTTAGCGGCCGGAGTCGCATTCGCCTTTTACGTAGGTCAGTTAGTCGTAAAACTGCTGCTGATTAAATTTGCCAGTCATAAACGTATCGATGATGGTCTGTGGCGTCTTGGCACCCTGGTGGAAACTCGCTACGGGCAACTTAAGGAGAACGAAACCATTACTATCCAAGCGAAACGGTTCACTGCGACCATCACAAGAACACCTAGTCGTAGAGTGGGCTTGATCAAAAAAGTCACAACCGAATAAAAACATATCAATAAGTATTTACTTACTTATCTTTTGTGTATAAGATGACTTTGTTTTCGTTGAGACGCGACTGTTTGAACTTAAATACAAGTGCAAACGAAGAAGTCTATCTGGCAGTAGCCTAATAAGCCAAACACCAGCGAGGTCAGTTTCCAGCCTCGTTACCGAAATGGGACACACTGAGCGAGTGTGATTGCAGAACGCAGGAGGGAACATGAGTGTTCCCTCCGATGAAGTAACGGAATGGGCGGTCGGTATATTTTCAACTCCATATGACTCTCGGATTCTTAGCCACTGACCGCCCATCCTGTTACGTCATTTTGTTCAATTATGTCGTTTATACTGGGTTAAAAGCGGCGACGTAGCCCGGCTGGTATGGTTAGCCAGCACACAACGTTGAGGCCATTACATTTTTATCAATTCTAAGGTTCTATTCACAGAGATACCGGCGAGCGTTGATATGTAACATGTTGGGCAAACATTCAATCGGAGTAGTGGCCTCAACGTTGTGAAGACAGGATTGTTGTGTAGGTTTAACCACTGTTGCCATTGGTGCCTGTTTTCACAACAAATGATTCCATACATCATATTGTATAAATTACAAAGTAGGTGCTGTCCTCAGAAACATCATCTACTTAAAGATTTAGCCTTCTATTGAGCGAAGTCGAAAGCGTCTGGCACTAACGTAAAGTGCAAGTAGCAGTGCGTTTCCTGGCAGAAACTAACACCGCCGCGATTGGCACTGTTGAGTAATAAATACTGGCTGTGCCGAATTGATGGTGTAGCTCAGCGGTAGAGCAGTTGGCTGTTAACCAACTGGTCGGTGGTTCGAATCCACCCACCATCGCCAATTTAGGGGAGTTAGTCCGTAGAGGTAGCGGTGTAGACTGTAAATCTACTGTCATGGCGACTCGGGTGGTTCGACTCCATCACTCCCCACCAAATTGCCGGTTTAGCTCAGTTGGTAGAGCAGTCGCTTTGTAAGCGAATGGCCAGCGGTTCAAGTCCGTTAACCGGCACCAACATAATATTGAGAACATTGGCGTAACGGGGTCATATCCCAATCTATGAATAAATGTTGCGTTGCAGCGTGACAACCAGTGTTCTCAACATTGTGGTGAATGCACAGGCTGATGTGCCGCAACTACAGTAGTGCGCGCTTTGCGGGGCTTGCTACAACCCTGTGTCGGAGATCAGCACCGACCATCACAATTTGGCTCTCTTGCAACAGCATAACGCTGAAATATGTCCAACCTGGTGCGGCCTGTTCACCCGCCGTTAGCTCCACGAAACGGAGCGCACAACAGGAAAGAGCATTGAGAACCGCCGAGACTGCCCTGTTTGAAGCGTAAGTCCGTGCAAACGTCATACAGTGCTCTTTTCGTTGTGGTTGATGCGCAGACTGATGCGCGGAAAGAAATGCCCCAGCGACACACGAGGCGAGTTCACACACTGCATTGCAGTCAGTAGCCGGGGTCGCTAAGCCGGAGTTCAGTACCGGTAACCACAACAATTGGAGAGTAGGGAGCATGGTGCTCAAGCGGTCTTGAAAACCGTCCCATTGCGCAAGCGATGATGGTTCGATTCCATTACTCTCCGCCAGACACAGCGTTGAGCGGTTTGGCCTTTTAATCACCCAGATTAAGACTCCGCTAACATAAACCAGACCGCTCAACGCTGTGATAGACAATTACGTCAGACTTTCTTAACCATAGCTTGATAACATCCTAGCAACACTTTTTTCATCGCAAAATTCAAAGGGGCTTCGGCCCCTTTTTTGTTGAATAGTGCAATTTACTTTGCATAGTCGCTTAGTTTTAATATTTCGCGCTTATATTCCTTAACCATGTCACGAGACTCAATGTGAATTCGATGTAAAATTTTATCGTTATCTTTATTCTCATTTATCTTAATGAGTGCTAATTTATATTCATAATCATCAAATGCATCAATCAATTTGCGACCGGGAATTGTTTCTTCGTCACTCTTAAAGTATATATCTTCAAGCCTGTAATCTAGTTGATTAGATTTTCTTTTCTCGATGTAATCTACTGCCATAGCTATTACATCGTTCCTGTCATTTAACCTGGTTTTTTCGGAAGGCACATCTTCGTAACGTTGTACAATTGAACAACCAATAAGGGATGGGATGTAAACATCAAAACAAGTAACTCTATCATGCGCATTTTTAAGTTCTTTCTCAAAGTAGTTTCTAACATGCAAAGGCAACTTATCAAAGTAATCATCAATTATAGGAGAACAAGGAGTTTTATAATTCATAAGAATTGACGGTACGAGCTTTGGATGTCGGAACATCCACTCCTTTTGAACACCCGAGGGGAAATAATAACTACGAATG